TTACGACACGAACGCGGCATATAGTGCTGGATCTTACACGGTTCAGGTCACAGGATTTTATGACGTCTCCGCTGGATACGGAATAACTCATACTGTTGCAGCTGGATTTTTGGCTGTTGAGATCTGGGTCGGTTCTGTAAACAGGGGGCAGACCTACCGTTACGTTTCTGGGGCTGGTGACAGTGCAATATCAACGACAAAGCGTGTATTCTGCAATGCCGGGGATGTTATCACAGCAAGGTCACGAACCAATCTTACAACTCCTGCTTACACTGCTGCTGCTGATAACTATCTGAGCATCGCAAGGACATCCGGCCCAGCCACTATCGCGGCGAGTGAGACGGTTGCATTTGCGGCATACGGATCAACGTCAACAGTGGCAAATGGATCTCTGGATGCAATGAAGGCTATCACTCATGCGGTGACATCTATTGATACGCATAAGTCATATAACTCCTCTGCTGGTACCTATACAATTCCTGTTTCAGGAAAGTATTTAATAAATGGGAATGGGGCTGCCAACGATACCTCAATCCAATGGAGATTTGGGTTTTCAGTAGATGATCCTGCGAATTATTACTCCCTTGATCAGACATATGCAGAAACAGCAGGAACTATTGAACCGGCAAGTTTTAGCGCGGTGGCATCTTTGGTAGCCGGTCAAGTTATAAGATTTGGCGCATCTCACTCAAGTGTATCGCCAGTTGGCATGTTAAACGATGGAAGATTTAACTTTGTAAGCATCGTTCGCGTGGGGAATTAAACATGATCAAATATAGCGTTAGAAAAAACGGAATCATTACAAACTCTTGGACTTCGGACTTTGCCGATGAGGCTCATTACGAGCCTTGCTTCGGCAAGCCCGAACGCTGGGTGCTCCATAAAGACGAGCCGATGGCTGAAGCATACGACGACGCTGACGTTCTCGAAGAAGAGATGCGCTCCGGTTCAGAGGGCGTCTCCCAGAAGTGGGTGAAGCTCAAAGCCGAGTATACTGTCGAGATCGAGGACATCACGGCGCAGGTTGCACAAGAGGCTATCAACGCTGAGGCTCTGGCCTACCTTGCATCGACTGACTGGCTTATCATCCGGGAAGTGGACGCAGGTGTGCCATGTCCTGCTGAGATCAAAACATTGCGCGCTGAAGCCCGCGCTAAAGTGGTACGCTAACTAGGAGGGGATCGTGGGATATACGACAATCAATCTAGGTCTTACGCTTACGGTCCCCACTTCTGGGACAAGAAACTGGGGCCAGCAAGTATTGACTGGCGCTTGGAATAAAATCTCTAGTCACGATCATTCTGGAGGCGGTCAAGGTAATCAAATTGATACCGCTGGCCTGGCTTCTGATAGCGTTACGAGTGATAAGCTTGCTCCAAACATTGCGCTAACCCAAGCCTCATTGATTACAGTAACTGGAGTCAATCAGTCGGTTACTGTTGATTTTGATCTTGGAAATATACACGTCATTAATCTTCAGGCAGCAACCGGCACGCTTACGGTTAGTTTTGCTAATGCTCAAGCCGGTGCAGAGTATAAGCTTTTCTTTATCAATCCAGCCACGGCGTTGACCTTTACCTGGCCAGCAGCAGTAAAATGGCCTCAAGCTCAAGAGCCTATCTGGACGGAGTCTTCAGGCGCTGTTGACGGTGTTAGTCTTTATTACACTGGTGCTGTATATTATTCAGATTGGCAGCTAAACTTTAGCTAAGGAGTATCCATGGACCCGATTACGATGGCAGCAATCTTCGGTGGAAGCCAGCTTCTCTCTGGGCTTTTTGGGCAATCTGCTCAAAGTGCAGCAGAGAAAAAAGCTACCGCAGCAGAAGGCGCTAAAGGCGTTTATGAAATGACGCAGTCAAGGCACTCACAAGTTCAACAGGCAAAGCAGAATTCGCTTCAAGACCTTATCAATGCCTATCGTTCGACCATGGTGAAATGATTATGGCGCTTAACTTTAAAGACTACATGCAAGGTCTGTCAGCAGAAGATCAAAAGCTCCTTGGCGGATTCGCTCCAGCAAGTGCTGAACTAACCATGCCAGAGATCGGTTCTCAGTTCGCTGATGGCGCTGGACCCTCTTTAGGCGCTTCTGGGGATGCTTCGATGGGAGATCTTGGAGCGGCTGGGATCGGAGCTGCATCCACACTGGCTACTGGTCTTCTGAAGGCTCAAGCGACAACCGAGAAATCTAAAAGAGACCTTGCAAGCCAGAAGGCTGGAGTTACTGCTACTGGTCTTAACAAAGCCTTTGCAGAGCAGTCGGCTGGAATGACTGGTCCGCTGAGTGGGCTTATTGCAAGCTATCGCGCAGCAATCAAATAAGGAGAGTTTATGGAACCTATGGAAATGCACGGTAAAGGCAAGATGGAAGCGGCTAAGCAGCATTACGAGATGCTTATGGAAGCGCTCGGAGCTTTGGGCATGTCGCTTGCTGAGTTTGAAGATGAAATGGAAGGCGAGAAGGCTGGAGAAGAAGAAGGCGGCGAATATGAAGAGCCGATGGGAGATGAAGAAGAAGCTCCTATGAAAAAGCCAGTCGATAAAAACAAAGTGGCTATCATCGTTGCCCGCATGAAAAATAAGATGAAGGGGTAACCAATGGCTAGAAAGCTGGAAACTCTGATTCTGGCGAGCCGTCGCGCAACAGAGAACCAAGAATACACTGAGACGGCTGGCATTCAAGATGAAGAGTTTATCCAGTATTTCAATGATGGTCAGGAGGAAATCCATACCATCTTGAACAGCTCATTTCCTCATATCTTGATGAAGATTAAGGAAATCAGTCTGACTGCTGGGCAAGAGGGTTACTCAATCCCTTCAGACGTATTCATGGGCACTCGGATTGATGCGATCGAGTTTACTCAAAGCGGGAATGCTCAGAATTACTACCCACTTAAAAAGGGGTCTATTAAAGAGCGCTTATCTGGCATCCAGACGGACCCGAGCTTCTATATCCGTAATGGCACTCAGATTTTGCTTCAGCCTAAGCCCCAAAGCTCTGGCAGCAAGATTAGAGTTACTTATCAGCGCTCTATCCCTAAGCTAGACGTTCAACGCGCTACTGTTGAGTCGGTTACTCTGGATACCGGAGCCAAGACGATTACAAGCCTGGTCTTGGATGACGCTGTTTTAATGGATACCGCTGCTCTTCTGGAAGAAAACTTCATCACTATTCTAGACAAAAACGGTCAGATTAAGATGCAGGGCATTCCGATTAGCGCAATCAGCTCGACTGGGGTTGTAACGGTTGACGCTGGCTTCGTTTATGAAGACGGAGAGACCATTGAAGCTGGAGATGCGGTCTGTAGAGGGACGTTCTCATCTAACTTTTCAGAGCTTCCAGACCTTTGCGAAAAGTATCTCCTAGAATACACTAATACCAGAATCTTGATGCGCGACTCTTCGACTGATGCCGATGCTCTTGGTCAGGTATTGCTCAAGGTTCAAACGACACTTCAGACGGCGTTTGCCGAACCTGACAACGATCCTGACTACGTTCCGGTTTTGGATGGTCAATATCTTGGATGGGATAGCTTCTAATGGGTGTCCAATATCAGTTCGCTAAACGGTATCAGAACTTCTTCGGCTTCGATCTTCGGTCGAATGACCTAGAGTTCCCAGAACAGAGAGCGACTGATGTAGATAACATTCAGTTTACTCCGACTGGTACCATTGAAAAGCGAACTGGGTTTCAACCTCATTCTGAGCCTGGTGCTAAGTTTGGTATCTTCACCTATAACCGGGTTGATTCAAACGGTGTAGAGCAGCAAGAGGTTCTTGGCGCATCTAACACTATCCAGAAGCTTGTAGAGTCGGTCATCACGATTACATATTCTGGAGCGAATCCGGTCGCTCAGATTGAAATCTTCTTTGATGTGGCGACTGGACAATACCGATGCCGCATTGATGAAGGCACGTCTACCGTTCTCAATCTAGGATTAGGTTTGGGACGGGATGAGGTATCCCCGGTTACTGTCGGTGCATTGGAGACTGCTATTGACGGTATTGCCGGGGGTAACTTTTCTGCTACTGTTTCTGGATCATCTAGCACTCCAGCAGCCTTCTTGAAAGCCGTTCCACTAGCTAGCTTGATCGGTCAAACGGTAACGACTAACGCTGCTTACTGGACTGGACTTAACACCAGCGCTCAAACTGGAAAAAGCGGTCCACTTGACGGGTCTGAAACGAATAAAAACGAGATGAACTTTGAGAACGTAACCTCAGTTCAGCTTCAGAACTGCATTTACTTCTCAAACGGTTACGATCCCATTTTGAAATATGATGGACAGAATCTTTACCGTGCTGGCCTTCCTCCTGCTAGCGATGGGTCAACTGGTACTTTTTCAACTACTGTAACCGGAACGGCTGGTACTACTGAAGTCTATGTCTGGCGCTCGCAATTTATCCAAGTGGACGCGAACGGTAATTTCACAGAAGGCAATACTTTTGACTCTCCAGAGTATGCCTATGTCGATCCAGGGACTAATCCAGCGACTGTAACCGTTTCAAACATTCAGGCTGGGAGCGGGTTTAATACTAACTGCGCTATTGTCGCTGGCGCTCAGACGCTAGTTACTACCATCACGGTAGATAACGGCTCCGGCGGAAGCCACACGATGAAGGCTGGAGATACAGCCTACTTTTATGATGCGGTTTCTGCATCGTATGTAGAAAGGCAAGTTACCGGAGTTAACGCCACTAGCGTTTCCATTGCTGGCGCTGCGGTTACTGTTTCTGACAACGCTGTCATTTCAAATAATCTGAGAATCAAGATCCTCAGAAACAAGAACACTACCGTCAGCCCTACCCTTTGGTTTGAGCTTGTCGAGATACCTAACAACTCTTTTGCAGCCACTCAGAATTATACAGATAACACGGCTGACAGCTCGCTCTTTCTGCAGTTCTTGGAGCTTGCTACGGACCGGAGTCCGCCAGTAGCAGGAAAGTATATTTCAGCCTATCAGACCCTCATGGTTACGGCTGGAAACATTAGTAATCCTAATCAAGTCAGCTTTTCTGACGTAGAGAACCCGGAGTATTTCCCGCTGGTTAGAAACCAGTTCACGGTTACTAACCTCCAGGGCGACATTATCAGCGGACTGCATCCGTCAAATGACCTGTTTCTTGTCTTTCAGACGAGAGCTATCCATGCGGTTACTGGAGACATTCCAAACCAATCATTTCGGGTCGATGTCATTACTCAAGATATTGGCTGCGCATCTCATGCGTCTATTCAGGATGTACGGGGCAAAATATGCTTTCTGTCTCTAAATGGTCCAAGGGTAATGACCGGAGCGACTATTCCGCGTGGTCTTGGGGAAGCAAAAGATTCAGAGCTTAACAGCCGTATTGACCCTCTCTTTAACAGCTTTGGTCTGACAGATGAGCAGACGTTGAGGCCAAAGCGAGCAATCGGGTTAAATGACCGTAAGCGGGAAAAGTACATAGTATTCATCCCGGCTGAGTCTGAGCTATCTGGTCAGCGCTTCTCTAACGAGAACAGCGTAACCATTGTTTATGACTACACTCGCGACGCTTGGGTAAAGTGGTCGAAGATTGACGCTACTGGCGGGATGACGCTTTCAGAGGAAGATCAAGAGATCCTGTTTATTGAGCGTAGAGACGCTGATCCATCTGGGGCTGGCGTAGACGTTCAAGCCTATCTGTATCGGTTTCAAAACTCTGGCACTTACTTAGACTATCAAGACCATGACAAGCCTATTGAGTGTTTCTACAAGAGTCCGTGGGAGTTCTTGGGTGAGACTGGAGTGCTTAAAAACTTTCAGCGCATTAAGGTCTTTAGTTCAGAATCACTGGATAACGAGTTTTTGCTAGGGATTGAGACGGAGAAAGACTTTACCGCTGACGCTCCTATTTCAGTCTGTT